CAGAATTGAGCTTTCCGATGATGACTCATTCGAAGTGTATATCAATGGTAATCAGGTATGTGAAACGCCGACAGGCACAATCAGGGATGTACCCTGGACGGTTTACTTCTATGTTGACAACAAAAATGCCGCCGAGGACAAACACCTTGACATTGACTATGTAAAGATTTTCCAGAACAGAGCAAGCTAGATTAATCAGGAATCAGGAATCAGGAATTATTCATAAATGGAGGCGATAGTTATGGAAAAAATCTTACCCGTCAGTGGAGGTTACAGTGGAATTGTAGTAAAGAAGCCAGGGCATCATTACTATGGAGCAATGATGGAGTTAAAATTTCAAGATGGTCCGGTGAAAGAAGTCGGAGTCAATGGAACGCAAAATGAGGCAGTTCTCGCTGTATTGATTGACAGAATGAAGTATCTTCAAAACGAGCATCATGATGGAAAATTTGCCTGCAGGGAAAATGCAATTGTAATCACCAAGCTCGAAGAATGCTTGATGTGGCTTGAAAAAAGAACTGAAGAAAGAATCAGAAGAGGGGTCGAAGGAACTCAGGTAGTTTAACCCCTCTGTGATCTCTGTGTCCTCTGTGGTGAAATCTTAAACCCCTTGTGGTCCTTGTGGTGATAATTGAGGAATTATGAATGGATTCGTAAAGAAATCATAGGAAGGAGTGATAAAATGGCAATTGTAACTTATGATGTAGAACAAAATCTCGTGGTTTTCGGGGAAAAACCTCCAGAAAAAGCTGAGTCTTTAAAAAAACGTGCCAGACTTTTTTATGTAGGAATACACAAGGGACGGAAATATACTAAAAAAGACCTGGAAAAGATTGCAGAGAACTTCAAATCGCATAATGATGTTCCGATACAGCTTGACCACTCTACCAGTGCTTTATACACTGTTGGCAAGGTGAGAAATGTTGAACAAGTTGATGGTGAGTTGTTCGGCGATTTGGAATTTCTCGGTAAAGAACCCGTCGATAATGTGCGCTTAGGCAAATGGGATAAGGTCTCCGTGGGTCTTAAAATAGACGAAGACAAAATGCAACTTCAGGAGGTGTCCATAACACCATTTCCTTACTTGAAAAATGCACGTATATTCTCGGAGGGGGGTGAAAATATGGAAGACAAGAAAGAACTGAAGAAGAAACCGGAAAAAGAAGAAATGCAAGATACTGATACCGGAAAGATGGTTTCTTTTGCCGAATTTAAGGCGATAAAAGCGGAAATTGCCCAGATGAAAAAGGAGAAGGCGGAACTTGAGGAGACCGTGCGAATGAAAGACGATCAGGAGATTATCGAAAAATTTATCCAGGACGGCAAGACTACTCCGGCGATGCGAGAAGCTGAATTGAAGCTCTTCCACTCTCTCGATGACGGACAGCGAAAGCTTTTCCAGGAATGGAAAGACAAGCAGCCTGTTCTTGTGGACTTCAAGGTGCATAACAGAACAAATGTAAAGAAGCCCGGGGAACCCACACAGGAGGAAGTGGATAAGGAAGCTGATGAACTTCTGGGATTTACAAGCTACGGGAAAACTGTAAAAGTATAAAACCGGACAGGCGAGACGCCCATCTTACCGGACAGGCGAGACGCCTGTCCTACTGAGAAAGGATGTGAAAAGAATATGGATTTTTTTATGATGTTTATGCCCTTTATGGCGGGAATGAGTACTATAAATACTTATGACCCTGACGAGATTCGTGGAGTTGGTACGGAAGATTTTATTTCTTTGCCCTGCACGATTGAGGAAGGACAGGATCTGGATATTGGTCAGGTGATCGGAAAGCGCCCCACATCGGAGAAGTATATTGCGTATAACAAGGACGCCGCTGCGTCTGCGACTTCTCCACAGGCGGATGCCGGAAATACCGGGAATGGAACCTGTTCAACAGTTGAAGTTCAGGATAATTATACCAGGACTGAAAACTGGACTCTGACCTGTACGGAAACCGCTGAGAACGGCGGAACTTTTTCTGTTGTCGGTTCTGTATCCGGTAATGTGGGTAATGCATTGGTGGGAAGCGAGTTTAAGTACCCCAATAACAGTGCATATATGGTGAAGTTTACCATTTCCGATGGAAGCTCTGACTTTGCCGAGGGAGATAAGTTTACTTTCTCTACAATTGCCGCAGGTGCAAGAATTGCAGAGGGAATTTTAATGGAGAACATTGATGCTTCCAGTGCTGATGTATTGTCAGGAATGTACGTCAAAGGTAATTTTGTTGAATCGAAGCTCATTGATCTGGATTCTCAGGCGAAAGAAGATTTGAACGGGAAATCCGTTGGAGACTACTTTATAATTTAATTTACCAGGTCTGAAGTACTCAAATATCAGGTCTGAAAACCTGTGATACGTACTCAAATGAAAGGATGTGAAATGGAATGATAAATTGGCCGACTGCACAAGGTATTGACACCGCAATCAGGAAGATGAAATCCGATCCCAAGAAATTCATCGGTTCCAGATTTGCGCCTGTCAATACAACTCAATTTCAGGAAATAAAATACGATGAAATCTATGGTCCTCAAGGAATGACCAGTGCTCATGCTCTAAATACAGATCCTAAAGTTATTAAATTTCCAAAGGTTGTCGAAAAACTATTTAAAGCGGCATATTTCAAGGAAATGTATCGAATCGGTGAATCCGATATTCTTAGATTACGTCAGCTGGGCGGTTCCAGGCAACAAAGAATTTCTGCTCAACAACTTATAGCTGTGGCATTAGAAAATCTTAATACCAGGATTGAGAATCGGCTGGAATGGATGAGATGGCAGGTTCTTATCAATGGGCAAGTTACTATTGATGAAAACGGTATAAAATTTACTGCAGTCTATGGAATACCGGCAGAAAATCTGGCAAAGACCGTGGGTACATCCTGGGCGACAAAGACCAGTTCAAAACCTGTTGATGACATTCTTAATGTTCAACAGGATTATGTTGGAAGTGGTTATCGTCTCAAAGATATCATTATGAACTCTTATACCGCCGGACTTTTCTGTATGTCCTCGGACACAAAAAGTTATTACCGGGGCGCCGGTGTACAGGAAAAGGTAATGCCGGGGAATCTCGTCAGGTACTTTGCCAACTTCTTCCCCGGGCTGGAACTTACTATTTATGACGAGGGGTATGAAGATGAAAACGAGACATTTCGGAAGTTTGTTCCTGATAATAAAATAGTTTTTCTGGGCGACGCTACCGCGGGTGAGATAATCGACGTGGTATCTGTACCTTCGCTTCACTCAGCAACAGGTACTCCTCAGCCCGGTAAGTTTGCCCTTACCATTGATAAATCCGGTCAAAAGTATGCGAATCCTCATTATGATGTTGTTGCCGGCATATATGGACTGACCAGGGTAAGAAGACCTGAAGCAATTATGGTGATGGATGTTACTCAGGTGGCGGCATAAGGCGGTGAATTTCAATGTATTGTTCTGTTCAGGATGTTCGTAATCGTAATAAAATTATTCTGGCGGAAAACGTTATATCGGACAGCGATATTGAAAGTAAAATAAATAACATTGAAAGCATGGTGAACGGGATGCTTGCCAACAGGTATCCCGTTCCTCTTACTACCGTTCCCGATGTAATACGTGAAATAACTGCTGATATGACTGCAAGTAAGCTGATTTCTCAGAAAGTCGGAAATGAGGGTACGGACGAAGAGCCCGTGCAAGCTGAAAACCTCTGGAAGGAAGCTATGGTGCTTCTGAAACTTATAAACAGGGGAGATATGCAACTCACGCTTCCAACCCAGGAAGTAAAGAATAATACCACAATCATTTCTACGACTTACGGGGAAACTCCAGTTTTTTTGGACTGGGATCCGACTGATTATGCAAGCTATATTTAATTGGGAATTGGGAATTAGGAATTACGAATTACGAATTACGAATTAGGAATTAGGAATTAGGAATTAGGAATTGATATGGCGAAGCTTCACTTTGAATCTGATGACGAGGATGTAAAAGCTAAACTAAAGCAGATTGAGAAGCTTGGTGTTGGTTTTAAGGTTCCTCTGGAGAAAGCTGGTTTGTATGTAATGAGAGCAACTGATAAGCGATTCAGAAGAGAAGAATCGCCATCGGGAGCCAAGTGGAAAGGACTTGCTGATTCAACAAAACGAAGACGGAAAAAAGGCAAAAAAAGGAATCGAGAGCCAAGAATTCTGAAAGATACAGGAACTTTAAGAAATTCTATTGCCAAAAAAGGACGAAAACATAATATCTTTCGTCTTAATGATTTCGCTGTGGAAGTTGGAACTAATGTTCCTTATGCAAATGTACATCAGTTCGGTTTCAGCGGAACTGTAAATGTAAAAGCCGGACACAAGAAAGTCTGGCATAGATTGAATCGCAAGAAAACCGACTTGTTAAGACAGGAAGGACATCCTAACCTTGCGGTATTTGCAAAGAAGAGTCATAAGAATGTAATCGAGAGAACGTTCAAAAGAAAAGCATACTCATATCATTTGAATATCACTCCGAGACCCTTTCTCGGCATCAGTGAAGCTGATGAAAAGCATATCAATCGGATATTCAACAACTGGGCAGATACAATACTTAAAAAAGGCAGTTAATTATTGTTGACAAACATTCCTTATGATATAATGTTTTCGGGAGGAATGGAAATGTTAAATAATTACATTGCTAAATATACAAAAATTCCGTCGGGATATATGGGACAAATTGTGGAATGGCCTCAGGTAGTAACCGAAGGAAAAGACCTGGACGAATGCCGGGAAATGTTGATTGATGCCCTTCGTGAAATGATTGAAGCTTATCGGCAGGCAGGGAAAGAGATCCCCCCGGGGGGATCTCTTCTGGAACAGATACCTATAGAAATTTTCAATGTCGGTAAAACGGAAACAACTGGTCAGATATCTTGAGAAGAAAGGTTTCAGACTTATTCGCGAAGGTGGTAGGCATTCTATATATTCTAACGGAATAAAAACTATCCCGGTGAAACGCCACCGGATATTGGATCGAATAACTGCAAACGAAATATGTAAACAAGCGGGATTGACACCAATGTTTTGATAGTTCAACCCGTTTTTTTATTGGGGTGATAACGTGTTCTATACAGTTCAAAAACGAATAAAGGAAATACTGGAAGAAGAGGCGACTGGAAATGGTCGCCTCTCTTCTTTATCAAGTGTTAACCTGGGTGACTTTGTCCTGTTATCGGAGGATAGGTATCCGGCGGCTTTCGTTGTTTATGAAGGCGGAAATATATCGGGGTTCCCTTACAAGGTTGATTGCGAGCTTGAATATTCTATCTATATATATACTCTAGGAGCTACGGTGGAAGAAGCTACGGAACAATTGGAGAGCCTCTTCTGGCAAGAGGACGAAGGACAGCTATATATCCCAAAAGGGATTATTCCGACATTGATGGCAAATCTGGGACGCAATGCAGGCGGAAAGACCTATCGGATGTCAGTGGGTAAAACGGAAGTCATGACGGGGAAAGACAATGGAGGAAGATTCACCTCTGCATTGAGAGTGCCGTTGACTGTTACGACTAAAAGGACATTGCAAACCTGAAGGTTTGAGCTACAAGGTTAAAAAAGGAGATGAGATATAAATGGCTGGAAAAAATTCAAATGAAATTACTATAGGAACCGGAACATTGAAACTTGATTCCGTGGATGTCGGATATCTTCACGGAGTTAAAATAAAGTATGAATCGGAAGTAAAGGAAGAGTGGTTTGGAGTCCCGTCCATAAGAGCTTGTATCATTCCTATAAAAAATGCTTTTGAACTCGTACCTGAGATGGCACAAATTAATGCAGATAACCTCAAGTACGCATTGGCGGGATTGAATCCTGTAACGATTGATGGAAGTGAAGTTGACAAGACAGGTTCTTTTGAAGCTCTTACAGCGACTCAGGACGCCGGATGTCCCGGTATCTATCGAAGTAAAATGGGTCCGACGGCAAGTATAAATCAGTGGGTGGCAATTTCGACAGGTGCTGATGCTCCTGTTATCAAGAATGTGGCGGAAACTGTTACATACGTGGAAGGTGATGACTACATAGTCGATTATGATACCGGATATGTATATTGGAATCCTGACGGAACCAACTATGCCACATTGACAGGTGACAATTATGTTGCTCATTTTAAGTATAAGTACACTCCTCCGGCAAGTAAGCGGATTGACCTGGGTAAACAATATACTCTTTCTACATTCGAGTTGGAATTCACGCACACCAATCCTCAAACTTCGAAAAATATGATCGTGGTAATGTGGAAGGCGTCGGCAAAACCGCTTTTCGAGTGGGATTTCAGCGATAGTGATTCTCTGAAAATTGCTCCTACATTTTACGCAACAGACGACAGTGCAAATCACGCAATAAATCCTTATGGATATGTAAACATTGAGGAGTAATTCCAATGGCTTATGATATTACAAAAATTGTCCTGGGTAACGGTATCCTGAAGATTGATAATACCGATGTCGGATTACTCAAGGGGGGATCCAAGTTTGCTTTCGGATACGACTTGAAAGAGATTGAGGGACCGGGTGGGTTGGATTGTCCCATTCTTGAATTGAAGGGAGTTATTCCCATCCGGCACTTCGCTGTCTTTAGAGCGAATTTGGAAGAAGTGAAAGCTGAGAATGCATCAATTGTTCTGGGCGGGATGAGTATTCAGACAATCGGAGATGTGAAACGATTAAACCTGGGCCTTATGCCTACAATTGATGAGGTCAAGGTGGAATTCATTCACACGAACCCACACACTTTGAAGACAATTACAATTGTTATGTGGAAGGCGGTATGTCGGGGAGTATTTGACCCGGATTTTTCTGATGACTTCAGTGTGTTGTCGCCGGAATTTCTGGGAATTGCCGACAGAGATGCACATCCCACGAATCCAATGGGGTATGTTGATTTTCAACAGTAAGTAACAATGAAGGAGAATTTATGATGGAAAAGTTAATTCTTGAACCAAAAACTCTTAAAGTCCAGGTAAAAGATGATAAAGGCGAGGTCGTTAAAACATTCACCTTGAGAGAGATGCCGGCAAGTAAAACTCAGCAATTTTTCAGGTTTCTCAATGAAATTTCAACAGATGATTTCTCGAAAGAGATAAAGCAGGGAATGAAATTGGAGGATGCTTTTCTCGAAAGAGGGAAGAAAGTCGTTGAATTCGTCTCCTGGCTCCTGGGTGAGGATGTTGATATGGAGTTTATTGAGGAATACATAACATCGGATATGATTGTCAAAATCATTATGGCACAAAATACTCTCAACGGAATGGATGATTTCCTAAAAAAAGTGGGGAACGTCCCGGCGGAAAACGAGTAAGCTGGGACGAGGTATGCTTTGACCTGGCGAAAGAGTTCGGGAGAATTCCACAGGAAATATGGAATTCTTTTTCATTTCGGCAAATTAACGGATTCTATAAGATTTTTATTGATAAGAAGCTTGAGGAAATTAAACTTCAAGCTCAAATGCACGGAGCTGAGTTCAAAGGTGATGAAAATTCATTATCCAGCAGAACGATTGATATGAGACCTGAAGCTCTGGGTGAAACGAAAGAAGAAATTGAGAAGAACTGGAAGAGGAATAGGAGTAAGATTTATAGATTGCTTGGTGGATTGGCGTAAAAATAATTCGGAGGTTTAAAATGGCAAAATCATTGCTTTCAGAACTGATAGTAAGAATAAAAGCTGATTCCGACGCGTCTTTTAATGCGACATTGAAACAATCAAGGAAACAAGTGGAAGAGTTATCAGGTGAAGTAACTCGACTTGCTCAGCAAGGAACGATAGCATCTGGAGCTATTGCCGCCGGAGTTGGGGTGATGGTGAAGAGTTGGCTGGAAGCGGCAAATACTCTTGAAATATATAAAGCAAAGCTCACAACGGTTTTACATTCGGCAGAAGAAGCGACTCGGAAGATGAAATCAGCGATAGAATTTGCCGCAAAGACTCCATTTAGCGTTCAGGGGATTGTTGACGCCACAACACAGATTGAAGTATATGGTCAGACATCTGAGAAATGGCTACCTCTTGTTGGCGACCTTGCCGCGGGTATGGGAAAAGATATTCAATATACATCACTGGTAATATCCAAGGCGTTATCAGGTTCGTTAGAAGGTTTTCAGTCACTTAGAGACCAGTTTGGAATCACCAATAAAAAATTAGAGCAATATGGTGCTATAATGACTAAAACCGGTGGTATTTCAGTGCAAGCTGCCGGGGACCTGGAGAAAGCTCGTAACGCTCTTGAAGCTATAATCAAAACTGAATTCGGCGGTGCAATGGAGCGCCAATCTAAAACTTTTCAAGGTTCTATTTCGAATTTTAAGGACTCACTTACCAATATTGCCGCTACACTCGGGGAACAGCTTGCGCCAATAGCGGCACTTGCTTTGAGGGTATTAACTAAAATAAATAATCTTTTTCTGAAGATGCCCAGGCCAATTAAAGCAGTAGTAGCCTGGGGGACGGTGCTTGCAGGAGGATTAGCTGCGGTGGGAGTTGCGGGACTTGCTCTGGTCGCTGTATTGCCCGGGCTTACCGCCGGATGGGGAATACTGAGTGGAGCTATCAGCTTCAATTCCGGTGTTCTTGCTTTAAACACCCTGGGAATTAATCTCAATGTAGCTGCGATATGGACTAAGATAAAAGCACTTGCTTTAATGAATGTCAGTTTATCTGGATTAAATATAGCTACAATAGCACATACAGTAGGAATGTACGCATCAGCGACAGCAATAGGAGTATGGACGGTGGCATGTAATATTGCTACAACAGCGGCAGGTGTTCTGAAAGGGGCATTTGATTTGTTGATGGCACACCCAATTATTGCTGCTTTATCAGCTGTAGCTATTGGTATTTATGCTGTGACAAAAGCAATGGAAGCTCATACTGCTAAATTGCAGGAAGAGATAAAAAGAGATGAAGATCGCTTAAGTGCCTGGCGAAATATGCGACGCAAATATACTAAACAGACTGCTGATGAATTATATGCTGCTGGTGTTACTTCTGCCAAGATGGAAGAGGATATAGCAAAAGTATCCAAAAAAGCCCAGGAAACACTTAAAAAGGCTCAAGAAGAAGCAGTAAAAGGAAATGAGAGAAGAGCAGATTCACTACGTCGTTTTGGCAAGGCTATGATGGATAGTGTGCGAAAAACTCGTTCATTGGTTAATGAAGTAAAAGCATTAGAGGAAACTTATAATTCCGCGATTGCAACGATAGAAGATTTCAAAGTAGCTCTTGATTTATTGAAGGGTGCGGGATTCCTGGATATACCAAGCCAACAGATAAAAGCTTATCAGAATCAAGTAGATACTCTTAAACCAAAGTTGGAAAAACTCTTTCAAATAAATCTCACAGGAACTGAATCAGATTTTGGGTTCGTAATAAATAAAATTCGAGAACTAAAAGCTGAAATAGCCAAATTAGAAGCCCGTGGAAAGGATGAAGATAAGATACAGGCTAATGTGTTGAAAGGCCGGTTAGCTCTATATATTGGCTACTTTGATGGGTTGAAGGGTGTTTATGAAATACATAACAAAGAGATGAAAGAACAGTGGAAGAAATCTCAGGATGACTGGAAAAAATGGAATGATGAGAGACTGGAAAAACTACGAACAAATATTCGGCGAGAGGATGAACTTGGTAATTTAAGCTTAGAAAATAAAAAGAAGTTGGAAGAAAAATTCCTGGAAGTAATGAAGGGTCAGGGTCGAAGTGAAGAGGAACTGGCAGAGCAAAGACATAAGATTGCTGTTTTGGATAGAAAAATTCGGGAGGAAACAACAAATAAGAATCTCAAAGCCCTGGAAAAGGAGCTTGACGGCGTCAAAAACATGACTCAGGGACAGATTCAGGCGTATAATAAATTAATTGCTAAAATTCGTCAGCTTCGAAAAGAAAAGAAGCTTTCCGGGGAAGAGGCGGATAAACAGGAAACAATAGTGAGAGGATTACGAAATGAAGAAGCATTAAGTATGGCGAAAGAGTATGCTCGTAATGCTCTTAATAATGAAGAAATGACTTACGAAGAAAAGAAAAAAAAGGCGGAACAATCCAAGAATTATATCAATAAGCATTTATCCTGGCGAAAGGGAATGGAGCGTAAATCGGCAGAAGCGATAGAGAAGATAGATAAAGACCTTGCTAAGGCAAAAAAGAAACATCTCAAAGAACTGGAGCGAGAACAAAAGAAATCGGCAAAGGAACGGGAACGTAGAGAAAAGGAAGTCCTGAAGGCAAATAAACAGGCGGAAAAAGAACTGCTTGACCTGAGAAAAGACGCTCTTTCGATGGACATGGAGAACCTGGAAGAACGGTTGGAAAAGGGAGAGGACGTTGAAAATCAACTCCTTGAAAAAACTCGTAAGCGTCTGGAATATGAAATGGAAGAGATAAGACTTCAGGCGAAAGAATGGGAAGAACAGGGCGTCAAGAGAGAACTGATTGAAGAAAAAATCAGGTTATTAAAGCGGAGAGCTTATGAGGAAGAGGCGGATTACTTGCAGTCTATTCTTGACCGGATAAAAAAGATTAATGAGGAGAAGAAAAAGGATAAAGAGAAAGAAAAAGGTTTCCGGGGACCGATGACAATTCAGGAAGCATTCAAGGAGTCGCCTTTCAAATCAGAGGAGAAAAAGACAGAACGGGATATGGACTTGAAAGCTCTGGAAGCGGAGAAAGCTCGTATCGAAGCAGAAAAAGCAAAACTTACCTCCACAATTGAAGCTCTCCAGAAAGAAGTCGAATCGGCAAAGCCCGGAAGTGATGAAGCACAGCTTAAACAGATGCAACTCGACCAGGCCAGGGAGAAGAAATTATGGATTGAGAAAGGTGAGATAGGGAAGGGTATAACAACGGGACAAGCTGAGATGACATTTTCCCGGTCAGTGGATATATTCGCCAAGTCGGTGGAAATGTTTGCTAAAATTCAGGGTGGAATCACCGTATCAAAAGAGCAGTATCAAGATATCAAGAGTGGGAGGACGCAGGGAAAATCTGCCAATGCTGGAGGAAACACAATTAACATTGTCGTTAATGTTGCCGGTGGGAAAGGTTCTAATCAGGGTGTAACGGCAAAGGAAACCAGGAGCGGGATCAGTGTTCAAATTCCCCGGAAAGTTATGGAGTCCGCCGTCGGTGAAACCACTCCAACGGGCAGAACGGCATTTCAGGGTATTCCGGTTTCAGTCCCCTTATCATCGGGAAGTAGATTGCAAAGTTTGGATTTCAGCTTTCAACACTGCGTTTGATGAGTTTCAGTCCCCTTATCATCGGGAAGTAGATTGCAAATTCTGTTTACAACAACCTCATTTATGATCGCTTCCGTTTCAGTCCCCTTATCATCGGGAAGTAGATTGCAAACTTGATAATCCTCTTGAGCAGGTAAGATTGTTTCGTTTCAGTCCCCTTATCATCGGGAAGTAGATTGCAAACGAAAGCAGTGGAGATGTTTGCAAAGATTCAGGGCGTTTCAGTCCCCTTATCATCGGGAAGTAGATTGCAAAGCAAAAAAATTCAGCATATATGCGGATTATAGAAGGCATATACAGAAAATTTAAGGAAAATTGCTCTAATGTAAAAAAACAGGGGGAATTTTCCTGTTACATAAATACACTTTAGTTCTGCCATTTCATATTCCTTCAAACTGCGGTTTTATTTTTTTTCTCACTTATTGGCGTAATTTTTTTCGCATTTGGGGGTAACTTGATAACGGTAACTTTAATATGTCATTGCGGTGAGCCTTTAGCTCTGGTGAGCCCTTGCCCTGAACGAAGTGAAGGGGAAGCGAAGGGAAAGCGAAGCAATCTCAATCACTGGAGGTGGAAGATGGGAGGTGAGAATCGAGAGAAGGATGTGAGAATCTTTTTCTCGTTTCCCATTTCTCATTTCCCGCTTCCCTTTTTGGAGATTGCTTCGTCGCAAGCTCCTCGCAATGACAATGTTCCTGATGGTAACTTACCATTGTCAAGGTAAAGTATAATCAATAATTTTGAATATGAACCGCCGCAAGGCGGTTTTTTAGAGGGAGTAATATATGTACTCAATCGCATACATAGCTGACAATGACGATACAAACAAGGTTTATTTCGAGGTTGATCCGGTTCCGACACCTTTACCGGTTTATCAGCCTATATCCAGCAAAAGAAGGCTCCTGAACAAGCGAGAAGGCGAAAAAATTGTACCGGGAGATTATCATCATTACATTGGCGGTGCAAGCATATCAGGAGCGATTATACAGGCAAATATAAGGCAAATGAGCAGAACATCTTATAATTCTATTGTGGCGAAAATGATAAAAGCTGATTCAGTGATTTTTTCACCTGATGGAAGCACGAAGTATGAATGTGTATTTTCACCTTCATCGGGGCAGCCTGCATATATTGAGGGAACCGATTATATCGAGTGGAGTTTAACTTTTGATATCATAGGAGTCGTGTAATGGGCATTAAGAAAGCTATAGCGGTCGCTGTAGCGGTCAGAGTTAAAAGGAATGGCGTTGAAGTCCCTGTCAATTCAGTTAGAGTTACCCTCGCCAAGTCTGCTTCCCTGACCTGGTCAATCGTGATTCTCGATCCTGAGATTGGAATGTCTGAGGATTTCCGTCCTCCAAAGCTGAAGAAAGGTTCAACTCCTGCACAAACTTACAGTATAGACATTTACACACTCGACGGAGATCATCTTTTATTCACGGATTTAATTCCACTTTCAAGACAATTTTCTGCGGATCCTGAAGGTGGATATTCTGTAACGATTTCAGGAGTGGACTGGTCGAAGGTATTATTCTTCGACAATGTGACCAGGGCAACATTGAAAAATGATACAGCGCTAAATATGACAAAAACTCTCCTGGGATACGGTGGAATCACTTCCTGGAGCTTGCCGCCTGAACTGGATTACCCGGTCGCCCAGATGGACATTCAACGGGATAGACTAATCAATCGCATTCAGACTTTCTTGAACGAAATCGGTGCCCTCTGGAGAATGAATGGCAAGCAATTTGTGAGTTGGATTCCGAACCCCGAGGCAGTTCCCGTTTATACATTTGAAAGCGGAGAAAATATATATACTCTCAATGTAACCGAAGATGTCATTGAACTTTACGATAAAGTAACAGTAACCAGGGTTTCAAAAAATGCAGGGACAGCGGCACAGAGCGAGGGAACAGACGTTGGAAGAAAGAATGTGAATCTATCCGGCAAGTTTCATCAGGTGCAATTCCAGGTTGTTGACGATTTTGGATGTACATTCTCGAATATTGACTGGTTTTTTGAAGAAGCTTATGTCGGCTCAGGATACAACATTATTGGACCTGTTGACCAGGTATATTTCACTGTAGAGGGATCAGGTGGTGCTACAAGTTTCCACTGGCAAATCAAGGTAACAGGCATCCCGGATTCATACCTTGGAACCGGAATTGATATTAATACTGAATATGAGATGACTTTGCCGGGAGAGCCTGGGGATAATGAAGCTCCCCGGATAGAAAGTAACTTCACTCCTAATAACACAGTAGCTGAATTGAAAGCAAAGGCATTTCTGCGAGAACAGGGAAGCCGGTCAATTCAAGCTACATTCCAGGCTCCTATTATTGACGACCTGACTCTTGACGATGTTATTACCATTAATGAAGGAGTAAGCTACTTCTCAGGTGACTTCAATATTGAATCCATTTCATACAGCGTTGAAGGACATGAGGGCTACATGGAATTGACGGTGAAGCGATATGAGACATAATCAGGTAAGAAAACAACCCAAGCTTGCTCTGGGAAGCATTTCTTCCGGCGGGATAGGCAGTCAGGATGTAAATATCGGGGGAACTTCAAATCCGTTTGAGACGGTTTCATCGGGAAGTACAAGGAATGAGGGAGAGAATGTTCTCGTATTGTTTGTTGATGACGATACTCCGGTTATTATCGGAGATGGAGGGTATTCAACGCCGTGACTTTCAAGAAAGGCGACACAATCAAAGGTGAAATCGTGGGCGGGTCAAATGAGACTCGTCTTTTTAACGTGTCTATCGGGGGGGAATTCCCTTTCGAGAATGTGCCTGTATCTGACAGGTGGGGACAGTTTTTTCCAGGGATGGATTGTGTGTTGGGATTTATTAATCCTGACGCTCCTGTCATTATCACGAAAGGGTATCCAGCTCCCAAGTCTGACCACTGGTTAATAAATCCTCCGGAACCCTGGCCGGAACCGCCCTGGCCTGATCCACCTGATCCGTTTCCGCCTTATCAATGCGAAAAGGAACATTCTATAAGGACGTATATCCATATTAGAATATTGGGTTGGCCCAATAAGGAAACAGACCCCTGGACGTGGCATACAACAGGATATTGGTTCGAATATGAGTTTGGTCCTGGTACCTCCGTCTATTGGGTGAATGTTTGTGAATTTAGAGAGCAAGTGGGGGATGGACTTTGTTACAAGTCGTTTTGGACATCTATGTATGAAAAAGTAATAGGAAATTGTCAGGACACGCCTTGGTGGTTCCTAAACTCTCCATATTATGGATTTTATACCGATAACGGTGTTTGTGAATATATGAAGGACTTTCTAAACTCATCACTGGAAGGTTTGATAGGGCAGGAAGAGGGCGATATTAACTTTGATATTGTATGGCCTTACATTTACAATGGTTTGCAATATTATAATTTTGAATGGTGGAATAATTATTATCCCGGGACTTTTTACGAATAGAAAGATGTATGAATAGCTGTATTAATTTTGGGAGGACTGATTTAGGAAACCAATACTATGTCAATATTTGGAATACAAAATATCCTGATGTATTCTATGAATAGGAGGAATAACAATGCAAGAATTCACTGAAATGCTTAACTCTCTAAAAGATGTCGGAATAGCTGTTCTCATTCTGGGTGGACTTATCTATATTGTGCTGGAAGTCCTGAAGCAATATCCTACCTGGCGAGAGAAGGAAAATGAAGGCAAGAAAGAAAGAGCGAAGATTTACGCTCAGGCTTTGGAAAATCTGGGGCTTCAAATTCATAATCAAAGTGAACAAATAAAACATTTTGGAAATCAGGTAGAAAAGTTTGGGGACCAAGTGGGCAACCAGGGACGACTCACCGAGAAACTAATTGAGGCAATGGATAGTATTCGAGAAGGAATCTCGGAAATGTCCCATCGTTGTATTGATCATGGGAAAACCCTGGAAGTTTTGAAAGAGAGAATAAAAAAGTAGGTGAAATGTATGAGCAAATTTAGTGATAAACTCGTGGAGGAAGCAAAGAAAGGAGTTTATCAAGGATACACCCCTTCGGTACGTCCTGCCTGCGCAAATTTCGTTTCAGCGATGATGAAGAGAGCAGGATGGAAAGGGCAAGTTACAAATTATGTCCCGGATTACTTTAAGATGGGGGAGAAGGTGAGTACACCTGAACCGGGGGATCTTGTTATATTTAAAAAAACTTATGATGCAGTTTTGCCTACAGGAATAGGAGATGAGGATGACAAGACTCATGTGGGAATCCTACTTGATAAACAAAATGGGGTCTGGAGATTCGCTCATTATTCTTCCTCAGTTGACAAGCCCATAACTGCAAGTCTTTCTGGATATTGGAGTGAGCATCTGGAAACATTCATTCGTCTTCCTGATATTCTTGCCGATGAACCTACTCCTTCGACTGAATACTCCCAGATGAAAATGTTCTATCACCCAGCGGTTCCCAGACCTAAAATCGTCATTAATGGGGAAGAGGAATGGCTGGAAGAGATGTTGATTACGGCAAGAACAAGGAATGGGACGGAGATTGTAATGTCAAGCCATGAGTACGAGGAGTATCCCTTTATTAGAGTCGTGAGGCGGGAAACGGGAAGTGAGAAAACAGGGAAGGTTAAGGCGATAGAGTGGCGATTGAAATACGAGAAATAAAAAAAACTCCCCGGGGGGAAGGCGGAGGTTATTTAAAAAAATCTCTTACATAGATTATACACCGGTATGGAGAGGTAAACTTTTCTGTTTCCGTGACGCCGGCAATTGACGAATGCCGATATCATTTCTCAGCGATACCAGCCTGCCCTCTATTTTCTTCATTTTGTTCCGTCGTCAACCAGGCTTCACCATGCTCCTCAATAAATTCCAACTTTCTACCGTTGAAATATTGAGTTAGTTCTCCATCTTCTTCCGTCTGGGTTAAACAATTTTCACTGAGGCATTTAATGCAATCATTGAGAAGTCTGCGTTGACGAGCTTTTTTTAATTTACGAATTGGGGGTTGATAACAATAGGGGAGGCGTTTGCATAGTCTCAATCCCCTATAATTGGGACAGGATAAGATGGCCTGAATAATTATTGGGAGGTGATTTATTTTGAATATATATACTAAGGCGTTAATTGCTACTTCTTTAGTTTTTAAGAATCTGCGGGAAGCCTTCGGAATTAATTCGACTTCCTCGCAATAGCTTCAAGAATTACAGTGGAAGCAAATTGAATGTTGGCAGAATGAAGTTCTTCTGTGATGGAAAGAAACTCAGTAAGAACATCGACTGTGACCGGATCTTTTCTTTTAATTCCTGCATTTTTTAGTCTTTGCGGTAATTCCATTAATTCTTTCTGAGCATTGTTTAATCTTTCTGCACTTAATTTAACAGCAGGTGCGCTAAATATGCTTTCATCAAATAAGCCTTCTTTCTTAAACTCTTCAAACCACTGCATATTATTCTGCATAATCAATCTTCCTTTCAAATAGATGTAAATAATGTGGTAATTATTACATGTTATATTTGGAAGAACTTTATCCTGCCAGGGAAATTGAAATTGGGGGTTGACAAAATAGGGAAATTATAAGAGGTGAAATAAATATGAACTTACAAACTATGGAACTCCTGAATAATCAGATTAATATTCTGGTTCAAAAGCAAGACAAGTTAATTGCATTAGAAGCGGAAGATTATACTGATTCCATCTGTCGGATTGCTGAAACAATAGTCAAGATTTGTCTTGTTGCCCCGGATCTTTTAAACGACCCAAAATTTTATCGTAAAGATTCATAAGAGTATTCGGTGTTTCAGGATGAGAAATTGTCATCTTGCTGTTTCGTAAAATCGCTATCAGTATCTCAACCGCAAGTTCTTTATCTGATTTTTGTTGATTATTCATGCAATTACTCCATTACAGTGTTTATTCTATTATAACATGTTATATTAAGCAAAACTTTATCCTGCCAGGGAAATTGAATTGGGGGTTGACAAAAAGAATAAAATCTGTATAATTGTAAATGTAGTAATACAATTTTATTTTGAGAGGTGGGGGTGATATGAAGAAAAAATTAGTAGTTGTCATCCCAGAAGAATTACATCGTAAGTTGAAAGCAAAAGCAGCGAATACAGGTCAGACAATCAGGGAAATAGTAATTCGACTGGTAAGAAAAGAAGTTGAAGAAAAGTCAGATTAAAAAAGTAAAACCCCGACTGTGAATCGGAGTTTTACAAGACACTGATAAAAAGTGCCTAGACACAATCTCATTATAGCACTTCTTATCAGTGAAATCAACCGAAAGGAAGTGTTATTTTTAATGGAAAATCACAAAAGTATGGTAAAGTATTTTGAGGGTCAATCAATTGAGTTTATCGAGAAGAATAATGAATTATGGCTAACAATGGAGCAAATCGGAAGTGCATTGGATTATGCAGAACCAAGAAAGCGTATTCATAGTTTGATTAGCAGGAATCAGGATGAATTTGAAGGATTGACAGGTATCCTCAAATTGAGGACACCCGGAGGAATCCAAGAAACCACAATCCTTTCCCGGGATGCTATCAACTTAGTATGTATGTTCAGCAAACAGCCCAAAGCCAAGATATTCAGAAAATGGGTTCTCAAAATTCTACGGGAGATTCAGACTACAGGACAATACATTGACCACCCACAACAACCCCGACTTACTGCACCAGTTGATAACAACGCATTCATCTCCCGGATAACCAAAAAGCTGGAGATTCTTGCCAGGGAGATATATCACCAGGAAATCAAGAAGGCGGAGAAGAGAACCGAATATCGAATCGAATCCCTGGTGAAACCGAACGGAGGGAAAAAACAGCAAGATCCAAAACAGATTCAGCTTCAAATCGGCAAA